TAATGGAATGATGTGGTCAATATGCCACTCACTCCTGTTATCCCAACTCATACCATCCGTAAATTGGGTTTCTAAATGTTCTTTTAAAAATTCCGGAGAACATCCTACGATGTCAAAAGTTTTGTTTTTTTTGGAAATTTTAAGAATATTTAAATATTTCCATATCCTACATCTCATCCGGTTTGTTAAATTAAAAACAGGGTCTTTATCTCTCCTATCTTTTCTTTGTTCTTGTTTTCTTGATTTATAATTTTCACGATATTCTTTTCTTTTTTCCGGATTTTTATTTAACCAATTCCCTCTCATTTCTTTAACTTTTTCCGGATTTTCTTCTCTCCATTTCTTGTGACGATTATAAACCCATTCAGGATTTTTTTTAGTCCAATTTCTAGTTAATTCTAAAACTTTTTCAGAATTATTTTTACGGTAATCAACACTTCTTTTATTATTACACTCTTTACAAGAATATAACAACCCATCTTTTGATAATTTTGAATTACCGAATTCACAAACTTGTTTTTCTACCTTACATTTAGAACAAACTTTAGTTTCCATTTTTAATTATCTTCTTTTTCTTCTTTTAAATCAAAATCACCATCAGTGCCAATAATGGTTTTCCAATAATCGGCATACTCTTTTTTGTATTTTTCAATATTTGATTTTTCTTCAGCAGTATCTTTACCCGCAATAAATCCGTGTGGAGTTACAATTATCTTACCATCATCATAACCAAGTCCGTTAATATGATTTTTCATAACTGAAACTTTTGTTCTTGAAGCGAATTTAATAGTTCTTTTATCTTTAGTTGCTGTGATTTTAGTTGTACCAGCACCTTTTTGATTACCAAATAAAAACACTAATGACGAATTTAACCAAATAGCCTCACCCCCTTTTGCTTTAATTTTAGGTTGACCAAATGGATTATCCGGTAACTCTACCCAAGGTTGGTTGACAATAATCAAAGTATTTTCATATTTAGAATCCGCTTTACGTGACCCTGATATACGTTGATTAATACCCATACCAATTTTATCAGCTAATGCCGCGGCATTGTGTTGCTTGCCACCTCGACCTTCATATGTCATTTTACAAGGAACTGAACCTACAGAATCCCACATAAAACACAAATTATAATCTAATTCACCCTTTTCTTGAGCATCAAGTAATGAATTAATATAATCAGTAATTTGCTCAATGTAATCAAAATTATTATTGAAGATGTAGAATCCATCCCAATCTAATTCTCCGGTTTCTTCATCAACAACTTCTTCACATTGAAAACCCATTAATTTAGCGTGTTCAAACGACCATTTCTGTTCAGTAATTATGAATACCGGTAAAATACCTTTTTTTTGAGCATCAACAGCAGTTTTTACCAAAGCTGTGGTTTTTCCTGTGTCTGAATGACCCAAGAACATATTTAAGTGTCCAATAGCCGGACCAGGTAATCCAACAGCATCCAAGAAGTCAGGACCTAAATCAAAAAAACTTTGTGGTTTGTATTTTGCTGATGTTGAGAATTTGTCCTTAATGGACTTAAAATCGTGTTTTTTAATTGCCATATGTATATGTTAATTTAATTTTTTAGTTTCTTTAGACAAGTTGGGCACCAAGTAATCTTAGTGCCCAATTTATATGTCTAAGTTTTGTTTGATTAGAACGGCATATCATCTTCCGGTTCATCACCTAATTGAGGGTCAATCGGAGCAGATGGTTTAGAACCACCAAAAGATACTTCACCCTCGTCAGAGTTACCATAGTCGTAACCACCTTTGTCAGAGTTCCATTTTGGAGTTTCACCTCTTGCAATAGCTTCTAAGTACTCAACCGGTTTTTTAGAGTAAACATCTTCCCAAGTTAATTCATCGTTAATCCAACTGTCAGCAGTTGTTTTATTTTCGTGAATTGGTGCCGCATCATCATACATAACCGTTTGAATCACTGTATAAACCGCCCCTTTTGGAGTTTTAGCTTTAGTTAATTCTAAGATAAGGTCTCTACCTTTTTCAGGGTCAGCAATGTCTCCTTTGTTTCTGTAGATAGGAATGATTTTGTCATAGATACCTTCATTTTTGTAGTTAGATTTGAATCTCCAAAATTTAACACCATCTTCTTCGTTATCTCTATCAATAACTTTAACAATATAGAATTTACGCGATAAGTAATTTGAAGCCAATTTTTTATCTTCTTCTTTACCTGTTGAACGAAGTTCTTCGTAAACCTCTGTTAAAGGTGAACGCTCATTGTCATTTTTCCCTGGGTCATAAAATTTTTGGAATTTTCCATCAACTTGAATCTCGTGGTACCAAACTTCTTTAAATGGTGAAGAACCATCTGTGGTTGGTAAGATTCTTAATCTTCGTTGCCCTTGAGTTTCCTTATCTGAAAGGATTGCCGCGAAGTATTTTTTCATTCTTTCTTCTTGTGTAAATTTTGAGGTAGAAGAAGTACTGCCTTGTTTAGCTTTCTCGTATTGAGCTAAAACTGCGTCTAATGAATTTGTCGCCATAGTGTTTAAAATATTTAAAGGTTTATAAAAGTATAAGTGTCAGCCGTGTGTTTGTCAAATTGTTTTAGAAAATAAAACGGACCTAAGTCCGTCTTATTTATCTTAGTTGTTGGAATGATGTTGGTTTACCTTCATCACCAAAATTTCTAAATGTTTTTTTAATTTCAATTGGTGAATAATCTTCAACATCGTCTTGTGTTAAAATATATTCATTTTTTCCGGATTTTTCCATATCTTCTTCTTTGTCATCAAAGAATTGACTTAATTTTTGGTTGAATGGTCCCGAATCTAAACTTCTAAGTTCTAATTTTTCTTGAGGAGTTTTTTCTCTATATTTTTCAACCTTCATTTCTAAGTCATTTAATTTACTCATAATACCATCCATTTCACCTAATTTATTTTCTAAATTATCTAAATGTTGGAATAAGTTTTCAAAATACTCTTCTTGTTTTTGTTCAACTTTTTTCTGAGATTTTACTAAATCGGTAATATCCATTTCTTCAGTTTTACCTTCGGAATCTCCTTCACCAACTTTTTCTACATCCGGGTCATTTTCTAAATCAACAGGTTGTGGTCCCGCAGGAGCTGCAGGTGCCGCAGGGGCAACATTTGGGTCAGCAGGTGCCGGAGCTCCTCCTGCCGGTGCAGCGTTTGGGTCTTCACCCGGAGCTGGTGGTAATGTAGCATCTTGTTCAACAATATAACTATTGATTGAATTATATCTAGCAATTTCTTCTAAAATTCTATTATCTACTTTTTTCATTTTATCCGTTTAATAATTGTTTTACACCAGTTGTTGTTTCAACTTGTATTTTTCTATTTTGACTCATAGTATTGTCAACTCTTTCAATTAGACCATCTTTCATTCTAATTGTGTAACAATCACCTGAATCTAAATCGCAAACTTGTTTTGAACCGTTACCCATATCTTTTTCTGTGGTACGGGTTTTTTTACCTAAGTAATTCTCTAATAATGATTTTGTATCCATAATCTTTTTTATATATAAATATCTGTTTATTTGTAAATGTTATTTTATCTCAAAACTAATAGTATAGTCATTCCAAATTGATTGTTGTCTTGAACTTTCTCCAACATTAGTTATCGGTAAATCAAGATTTGCATAAATCCATATATGGTATTCATATTTCCCGACTAAATCTTTTTGAGCTGTCGTTACCCCACAACCCTCATCATCTAAAATATTTTGTCTAGTTATTGTAAATGTTTGCTTATCTTGTGATATAAATTCATCTAATCTGTGTCCTGACCCCTCAGAAGCACCACATTGTGATGTAACTTTATAATATTCATATTCGGCCAACACCATATTCCATAAACCAGCATTTGGTTTTATGGTAACAGTTAATTTATTAAATAAACCCCCAACAGTGTCAACCACAAAATCAAATGGGTTTGGAGCAGGAACATTTGCGGGTGGTGGAGTATTTGTGTAATTACCCGATATCGGATTAAATTTTTGAATGGATTCTTGAACATTGCTTTCAATTGTTTTAATATCTGTAGAACTCATTGATGTATAAACTGATTCCGGACTTATACCCGCATCTCCGTTTAATATAATAAATTTAGTAATATCTGTTGCGGATATACTCTTAATATTACCAATTCTTTTTTCATATCTAGAAATTAAAAAATCAACATTTTGATTTAAACTATCAAACGTAACATATGGTGTATTTGAATCCCCACAATAATATTTTTTAGTTGTAAAAAAAGGTTCAACAGATGGACCCCAATCTTGTAATAAATCCACACTACTATAATTATTAAACTGAGACTGCAACAAACCACTTTGAGATGACCTTAAATACATTATTGCAAAAACAACATATCTTAATTGTTCTGGAGCACCTTTGGTTTTTGTCGATATTAAATCAACAACTTCTTTATAAGTTGCACTAGTACTTAATTTATTCTCAGTAATTGTAAATTTATCATACTTATTATTCTTAACTTTAGGTTCTCTACTTGGAGGACATTTAGAACTATTACTTTGAATTGTCGCGTCTTTTTTAGTATTTTTATCTACTTTCTCATTAACTTGTTTTTTAACATTAGAATTTGTCGTAGTCGCAGTTGTTGATTTAAGTGCCTTTTCTTTTTCTTGTTTATCTTTTTTATTTTTCTCAACAATTGATTGTAATAATGTAGTCTTAAGAGATTGAATATAATTATCTATTTTAGGTAAAGATGTCATAGGTTGTCTTATACCTTCAAACGTTGTTTGGAACATTCCTGGTGATATTGAATGATTTACTTTCTGTATCATATAAGGACCACTAAACATTGGGACGTGTCTTAAATTAAAATACATTGTCGGTTGTATCATAGCATTACCCATCATAGTAACTTGACAAGAATAACTTCTATTTTTGTATAAATTATATAACGATACATTTTGTGTCGCCCCACCTCTATTATCTGACTGATTAGCCATTTTATTTAAAACTTCTAATGATTCTGCCGTAGGCGTACCTGCATTTTGTGTAACATTAAACCCGTTAAAAATAGATTGATTTTGTGGACCAAAATCAACATTAAACCCTACAACTTTATTTGACTTATCCCAATCATTTTTACCTATTAGATTTTCAACCAATGGATTGTCAACTCGTCTTAAATCAAACGCGTCATTTCTATATCTGAAATCTACATTTTCTTTCAAATCAAGTTGTTCACTCGGTTTACCAGCATAAAAACAAACCATTTTAGCTGACGAATTTCTAGTATCAACATCCATAAATGTTCCAAACATTATATTCGCAAATTCTAACGTCCCATCAGGTTTTGGTTTTGGGTTTTTGACAGCGTCTTGAACATTATAAAAATTAACATATGATGGTAAATTCATAACAACAAAGTTATTTCTCACTAATATAGTTTGAACATATGTTAACATTGTTGAAGTTACATTAATACCTTTTAAATCATCTTGTAATTTTTGAATGTCAACAAGAATTTTTGTTCCAACATCTCGGCTAGCTCTATCCAACAATAAAACATCTTCAAAAAATGTTTTATTTTTAAAATCAAACCCGGCAATCCATTTATCATTAGTTGCCTTAAATGATTCCCATAATTCAAGTTTAGATTGTTTACTCTCTAAAACAGTTTCAGGTTTAGTTTGAGGTGTAAAATTAACATTTGGTAAAGCTTTTTGTAATTTAATCATAAGATTATTAATTACTCTATCATTAAACGAATCCAAATTATCTAAGTACCCATTCATTAATTTGACAAACTTATCATAATTTAAAGTTTTATCTTTTAATTTTTGAGTAGCATATATCTTAATAATTGGTGCCAATTTTTCAATATTATATACGTCAAAAGCAACATTACAATCAATAAAGAAATCTGTAATATAAGACCCCGAATCTTTATAAGTTAATTCAGGTATTTCAGAAAAACCAACATAAGTATCTAACGCCTTCCATTCTAATGGATGAGTATTTACCGAATTATTAAACGTAGTTCCACTAGGTAATGAATTTGGTGTTACATAGTTATAATAATCCCACGTAACCGGTGTTTCTATTTTATGATTTGTTGAAAAGGTATAAAATAATTGTTTATTAAATGAAGATGGATTACCTAATTTAAAATAAACATCATAATTTAAAAATTGAGTAATAATATTATTAATCTTAGTCAATTGTTTTTCCTGAATACTACTTACAAATTGTTCATTGGTTGTTGTAGTATT